GCTCCTATTGAAGATCGTGTTATGGACTTAGAAGATGCCATTGATGAACTAAAAGCTGAATTTGATCAACTAATGGCCGGTGAAGAATCCGAAGAAGAAAATTTCCCAGGCATCCACGGTGATGACGAAGAAGGCGCAGAAGATAGCGACTTTGATAGCGATGAAGATTCAGAAGGCGAATTAGACGGCGAATTAGAAGGTGGTGACGAAGAAGAAGGTGAAAAAGCTTTCGGTGAAGCATCTATCTATGGCGAATCTAAAGAAGCTGACAAAAAGGCTGACAAGAAAGCTGAAAAAGCTAAAGCAGACAAAGAAAAATCAAAGAAAGAAGCTAAAACAGAATCACGTAAATCTCCAGCAGATTTAATGCGTGAATATGTAGAAAAGGTAACAGCAGTTAAGCCAGTAGAAGGTGACTTTGTTGGTGCTGGTACTGGTGAAGCAGGTTCTAAGCCTTCAGTAAATAAGAAGTCTGTACAAATTTCCGGTAAGAACGATATGGGCGGTACAACTGCTAATATTGCACAAGGTAAGTTTGCATCAGATCGTGATAGCAATACTGGACCTAAAAAGCCAAGTAACTATTTAACTAAGGGCGAAACAAAAATGGGTCAAGACAAGTATGAAAATAGCCCAGCTGCAAACACCAAGGGTTACAAAGATAAACAATCCGCAAAGACTAAAGAAGGTTCTACAACTGACGGTTCAGAAACAGTAAGCAAAAAGAGTTTCAACCCGGGTGGTAAGTCGGGATTTAAGGGTTAATAGTCTAAACTAATTTAGGAGATATAATGAAATTTACAATTACAAATACAGGAACAGCTACAATTAAAGTTAGTCAATCAGATGCATCGACAATTACTGAAGTGTCGGGACCTACTATAATTGCAACTCCAATAGCACCGGGAGATTCAGCAATATTTTCCGGAACTATTGTTGGAATTAGCGCAGGCAAAGTTACTGTTACTAATGTGGGCAATTGTGTTTTACAAGTTACTCAGTCGGATGCATCGACTATGACTGAATTTTCAGGTCCAACTGTAACAGGTAAACATTTAGTGTCGGGTGAGTCGGCTACATTTGATGGTGCTATTACTAATGTAAATGCAGTGTTAGATTTAACAGATCCGGCTTACGCAAATTAATAAAATGGCACGTTACCTAAAAGAGGACTTAACATTCGACCATGCTCGCATGGAAATCATCAATGAAGATGATGAAAAGAGCGGTGGTAAGTCCCTAAAGATGAAAGGTATCTTTATTCAAGGCGGGGTTAAAAACGCAAATCAACGTGTTTACCCTGTACATGAAATAGGTAAAGCCGTGGCAACTATAATGGAACAAGTTAAGGGCGGATATTCCGTCCTCGGCGAAGTTGATCACCCAGATGATTTAAAAATTAACCTAGACCGTGTAAGCCACATGATTACCGATATGTGGATGGACGGACCTAACGGATTTGGTACATTAAAAATATTACCAACTCCAATGGGTAACTTAGTTAAAACTATGTTAGAAGCTGGTGTTAAGTTAGGTGTGAGCTCACGTGGTAGTGGTAATGTAAATGAAGCTAACGGTCAAGTTAGTGAATTTGAAATTATTACTGTTGATGTCGTTGCACAGCCAAGCGCACCAAATGCTTATCCAAAAGCAATTTACGAATCATTAATGAATCGTAAACATGGTTACAAGCTATTAGAAACATCTGCAGAATCATTAGAAAATCAACGTGTACAAAAATTTGTTCAAGCCGAAATGCTTAAAGCCATTAAAGAGCTAAAACTAAAATAAGATTTTGATAGTTGCCGTAGCAATTGTTAAATGTAGTAAGAAGTAGAAGTTAGATAAGGAGAGATTATGTTAAACGCCCTAAAACCATTAATTGATAGTGGCATCATTAACGAAGACACTCAAATCGCAATCAACGAAGCTTGGGAAGCTCAGTTAGCTGAAGCTAAAGAAGCAGCTCGTTCAGAATTGCGTGAGGAATTCGCAAGACGCTATGATCATGATAAAAATGTAATGGTTGAGGCTTTAGACAAAATGGTAACTGAGTCTTTGGAAACTGAAATAAAAGAATTCAAAGATGAAAAAGCATCTCTAGCGGCAGATCGCGTTAAGTTTAATAACCATATGCGTGAGTCAGCACAACGTTTCAATAGTTTCATGGTAGAAGCACTTGCTCGTGAGATTAAAGAATTACGTACAGATCGCAAAGTACAAACAGAAAGCATTGGGAAGCTAGAAAAGTTCGTAATGAATATGTTGTCTGAAGAGATCAATGAGTTTGCTAAAGACAAGAAAGAACTAGTGGAAACTAAGGTTCGTTTAGTAGCTGGTGCAAAGCAAAAGATTGCAGAAATGCAAACTAAGTTTATCACTCAATCTGCTAACCTTGTTAAGGTTGCTGTTACAAACAGTTTAGAGTCTGAACTGTCTCAACTAAAAGAAGATATCCAACTTGCTCGTGAGAACATGTTTGGTCGTCGTATATTTGAAGCTTATGCAAGTGAATTTAGCGTTACACATCTAAATGAAAATAAAGAAGTGGCTAAGTTAACATCGTTAGTAAAAGCTAAGAATCGTCAACTTGAAGAAGCTAAGAAAACTGCTTCTAAGGCAATGACAATAGTTGAATCAAAAGAGAAAGAAGTACAGGTATTAAAAGAAGGTGTGTCACGTACACAGATTATGTCTGAATTGTTAGGTTCACTTAACAAAGAAAAGGCATCTGTTATGTCAGATCTTCTAGAAAACGTACAAACGGGTAAGCTCCGTTCTGTATACGATAAGTATCTACCATCAGTATTAAACGAAACAAAATCAACAGACAAGCCAAAAGCGACTGTGTTGAAAGAATCTCGTGTAGTAGTGTCGGGCGATAAAACTGCTAAACCAAGCGTTCAGTACGATACAGATAACGTTATCGCTATTAAACGTTTAGCAGGGCTGAAGTAAAAATCTAAAGGAGAAATATTATTATGTCACAAAATCTATTAGAAAGCCGTTGGAGTGAGACCAAAGACGCCCTGTTAGAAGGTTTGCAAGGTTCTCGTCGCACATCAATGTCAATGATTTTAGAAAACACACGCAAGCACTTAGCTGAAAATGCTACAGCCGGCGGAACACAAGCAGGAAACATTTCAACATTAAACCGTGTTATTCTTCCAGTAATCCGTCGTGTAATGCCGACAGTTATTGCGAACGAAATCATTGGTGTACAACCAATGACAGGTCCAGTATCACAAATCCATACTCTACGTGTACGTTACGCAGATCCAATGGTTGATGGTTCCGGATATGGCACAAGCACTAACCCAGGTGACGAAGCATTAAGCCCATTCAAGATTGCTGTAGCTTACTCAGGTAACTCTGCAACTGGACGTGCTGATGCAACAGCTAACTTGGAAGGTGTACCAGGTAAGCGTATCAACGTTCAAATCTTGAAACAAGTTGTAGAAGCTAAGACGCGCAAATTATCAGCACGTTGGACTTTTGAAGCTGCTCAAGATGCTCAAGCAATGCATGGTTTAGATGTAGAAGCAGAAATCATGGCAGCTTTGGCACAAGAAATTACAGTTGAAATCGACCAAGAAATCCTAGGATCTCTACGCGCTCTTTCAGCTACTGAAGAAACTTATGACCAGTCAGCTGTATCTGGTACTGCTACATTCGTTGGTGATGAACACGCTGCTCTTGCTGTTCTTATCAATCGCGTAGCTAACAAGATCGCTCAACGCACACGTCGTGGTGCTGGTAACTGGGCTGTTGTTTCATCAGCTGCATTAACAGTATTGCAATCAGCTACAACATCTGCATTTGCACGTACAACTGAAGGTACTTTCGAAGCCCCAACTAACACAAAGTTTGTTGGTACATTGAATAGTGCTATGAAGATCTACGTTGACTCATATGCATCTGACACTACTCCGATCTTGGTAGGTTACAAGGGTACTAGTGAAGCTGACGCTCCTGCATTCTACTGCCCATACATTCCTTTGATGTCAAGCGGTGTTGTGTTGGATCCTGCAACGTTTGAACCAGTAGTTGGCTTTATGACAAGGTACGGATATGTGGAACTCACTAATACTGCATCGAGTCTTGGGAACGCCGGAGATTACCTTGGAGAAATTGCAATTTCCAACCTATCATTTCAGTAGAAATGTAAAAGTTGGGTTGTTTTTAACTCAAGTAGTAAAAGCAAAAATAATAAAAGCACCGAAAGGTGCTTTTATTTTGACTTTATAACGGTATTTAGAGTTGACAAACATAGATAAATAATGTTATAATAAACATTATGAACAAATACGAAATGTGGTATAACAATATAACCTTAAGAGGTAAGCAAAATAGAAATCTTGCTTATTCGGAATCTCACCATATTGTACCTAAAAGTTTAGGTGGAAATGATATATTAAGTAATAAAACAATTTTAACAGCTCGTGAGCACTTTATTTGTCATTGGTTACTAACTAAAATAGTTACGGGTGCAGATAAGTATAAGATGCTAAGTGCATTACATCTAATGCAAGGAACTAACAAATATAAGAAAGATATCATACTAAAATTACAAGTAGGGCATTTGCTTATATACGTGAAGAGTATGCAAAATATATATCAGAAATGAACACCGGAAGAATACAACCTGCCGAAGAAAAAGAAAAGCAAATAG